CGCACATGCTGCGGCAACTGGCCGAATTGCACCTGATTGCCCAGCGCCTGCTGAATCGTCACATCAACTTGCGGCGCAACCGTTGCCGGTGCGCGCAGATTGTCGATCCAACGCTTGCCGGCATCGAGCAGCTTTCCGCCCGTGTTCAATGCCATGCCGGTGCCCACGCCGCCAAGGATGGACGCCATCAACTGCGCGCCAGGACCGCCCCCTTGCTCGCGCTCGTAGCCTCCCGCCGCCCCCGCGCCGCCCGCTGATGCGACCTGCGTTGCCGGATTGGCGATGAACTGGCGGATTACCTCGCGCAGGGTTGGTGACGTGACGGCAGCGCCCACGCGCCGCGCCGCTCCGATTGCGCCCGCTCCAGCCGCCATCGCCGCCGCTGCCTCGCCCGCCACGCGCTCCGTGGCGTTCGCTGGCGCAGGCAGGCCGATGGTATCGGCCACGTTGCGCGCCATGTCCTGCGCATTGGGGATTGACGCATCGCGTGCGCCGATGGCACGCAATGCAGCACTGAGAGGCAAGCGAATTGGCTCGGCTAACGTCGATACAAGACCGCCCGCCCCTTCAAGGCCGGCGCGAGCCGTCAGGCCAACTTGCCGGCTGATGCTGTTGTTTGGCTTCTGTTCCGGCGCGGGCTGCACGTACTTCTGCGCTCTCGCTTGCTGTACAGCCGCCGCAAGTACGCGAGCGGCATCAGCGTCGCCCGCGGCGTCCGCTTTGACGAGCGCAGATTCCAGTTCAGCGAGATTGGCCATATTTTTTCAGAGCAGCATCGACGGCAGCGGGATCGACCGGGGTCGGCCCTTGATCCGGCACATCCACGCGCATGAAATCGACCACGCCGGCCGCGTTCGGGTCCGTCTTGAGCCTGTCCATGTTCGACTTGTGAAGGCCGATCTTGTAGTTCGCCGTCTTGCGTACCGCAGACACCAGCGCGCGCAGTTCGGGAACGGTCAGTTCATCGATCTGTCCCGCCTCTGCGCGTCGCAGGATGCCGCGCTCAGATTCGGTGATCTGGCCTTGCCCCTTCATCTGACCCGCCGCCGCCAGTTCTTGCCGCGCAAGGCCCTGAATTACGTTGCGCGTGTTCACCAGCCGCTCGGTATCGTCTGCGCCAGTCACGCCAAGAAGCTGGCCGATTTGAGACAGTTTGATGCGCGCATTCGCACCCGGCCCGGCGATCACGCTGCCCAAGCCTTGTTCGATCTGTTTCGCATTGGCAAGCGTCTGCACGGCGTTTCGAGCGGCGTTGAAATCGCCAACCACGCTTTCGCCCATGCCCTTGCCAAGCTCCGTCAGGAATGGCTTGTTCGCCGTGTTGACGCTGACATTCGTTGCGCCGCGCGCCGCCTTGGTCAACTCGTATTGCTGATACTCCTTGTTGGCGACAGGCTTGCCATCCTGGCCAAGGTTGAACGCCTTGTTCGGGTCATTCTTCGTAACCGATGCCGTGACAACGGGACGCCCGGTAATCGGATCGGTTGCCGTGCTTTCGATCACGCCGCCGCGATCTCGCGTCCCAATTTGAGGCAGCAACTTGTCGGCACTGATCGCCCATCCCGCCACCAGCCGGCGCAGCCCTTCCGGGTCATTCGCCAACGCCTGCACTTGCGCGCGTTGCTGTGCAGCCGCTGCCGCCTGCTCGGGGAAATTGAGGGACGTTGCCAGCCTTTCGCCTTGGTCGATCATCTGCAAGGCGTTCTCGGCGGTCGGATTGGCAAGCACGGCGCCCGCCGCCTGCTTCTGGAAGTCCAGCAGCTTGCCCATGCCCTCGATGCGCGTCTTGTTGATCTCGCCGCGCGTCTTGTCGGCTTCAAGGCCATACTTTTCCAGCGCCTGGGCGGGCTTGTACTGGCCCGACTGCATCAGCCGTTGAACGATGGCCGCGCGGTCGCCGCCAGCCTTGAACGCCTCGCGCGTAGCCAGGTCATCGGCTTCCGCCTGCTGCGCCTGGCGCATCTGCATCGCCTGCATGTCCTGCTGGCCCATCAGGGCTTGCAGGGCCAGCGACTTGTGCGCCGATTCCAGCGGATCGGCAACCTTGAACTGCGGTGCCTGGATGCCGAGGATGATTCGCGGATCGATGGGCATGTCAGTTTTCCGGGTTGAATGCGCCGCCGTTCAGGCCGAAATAGGGCGGAGTGCCGTATCCGCCCGCGCCGCCGCCGTTCCTGTTGCGCATGAGCGCGTTCAGGATGTTGCTGTTCTGGTAGCCCTGAATCGCGCTGCCCACGCCGCCGAAAGCGTTGCTCCACGCATTGGCTGAACCGACCCGGCCAGCCGCCCCTGCATTGCCGTAGTCGGTCAACAAGTTGCCGGTCGCAGCCGCGCCCTGCATGCCAAGCCCGCCCGCGCCGACTGCCGCGTTCTGTCCGGCGCCGCTTGCGCCTGAAAGCATGTTGTAAGTGTTCTGCCGCTGCGTCATGTTGCGTGCGAACGACTCGTTCGCCTTGGTGCTGCCGTAGTCGTTGCCGAAACGCGTCAGCGCCTTCAACGTGGCTCCGCTGTCATAGCCGCCATTGGCGATGGCTCGCTCGTTGATCGCCTTCGTTCCCTGATCCAGCCCGAATTGCAGGCCGGACTGATACACCGGATCGGCATTCAGGTCGGCAGCGGAAAAGTTGCGCGTCAGCGATCCGTAATCGCCGGCATTGCTGTCGCCCTGTCCGGCATACTCCTCCTGTGCGTCGCGGTAGATTTGCGAGCGTGCCGCCTGCGCAGCGGTCGTGTTGTCCTCCTCGGGGCGGAACGCTTGCCGGTATTGCGCCATCTTGGCGTCGAGGATGTCCTGATAGCCCTTGCCAGATCCGGGCGCCCCGCCAAGGCCCAATAGCTGCCGCAGGCGCCGGTTTGCCAGCGTGCCGGTGGTCTGGTAAGGGGCAAGCGCCGCCTTGCCTTCTTCGGCGTTTCTGGCCTGCACTTGCAACGCGCCCTGGATGGCCTCCTGCTGCTGCCTGGCCGCGTCGGCAGCGGCATCGGAACCCATCATGCCGCCAAACAACGAACCCGCCGCCTGCAACCCTGCCATTGCCTCAGTAAACATCATCCGCTCCTATGCTGCCGCGCCTGTGGCGTCGATCCAGCCCGGCCCCTTGTACCAAATGGGTTTGCCGAGCGTCGTGTCGTAGTAGAAACGCCCAACCCACAGGAACGTGGTCGGACGCTGCGCCGTGGTGCCGCTCTGCGTCATGGCCGTCAGCAGACGAAACACGGCAGAGAAAAACGGCGACCAGCCGGGCGACGCCATGCCGTCCGGCGTCACCAATGCGCTGTTCGGCGGTTGAGCAATGAGGGCCATATCAGTTCGCCGGGTTGATCGAGGCCGACACGATGCAGACTGGCACCGGATCGGTAATGCGCAATTTGGGCGTGATCTGGCGCGGACTGCCGAGCCTGCGCCATTCCACGCGCGTGCTGTACTCGCCGGTCTTGCCGAACGGTTTCCACATCTCCGCGCCCCATGTGCGCCCGTTGTCGCGCGACAAGGACAGCGAGATTTGCGGATCGCTGCCCTGGCCGCTGGTGAGCCCGTCGCCTACTTCCATGTCCACGCGCAGATTGGCGATGTTGAGGAATTCGCCGCCCGGTGCGCGCAGGGTTTCCCCGATGATTTCGCGCTCGATTGTGTCGCCGTTGTCGGTGTACTGCGTCGGCGCAAGTCGATACAAGCGCCCGCGCGTGTAGTCGGCCACAATGATCGAATTCAGGAACTGGAACGCGAATTCGCCGCGATGGCGCGTGATGTTGGCAGACTTCAGCTTTTGCCAGAACCCGGTGCTGCCGTCGTACATCCACGTATAGCCCGCGCTAGGGAAGCTGATGACATACATCTGATGCCCGCCAAGCATGTAACTGTAGCCGGTGGCATCGCTGACCGATGCGTAAGAGCCAAGGATGGCGTCAAGGTCCGGCGTGCTGATTTTCTGCGGCGTGTAGCCGTTCAGTTTGGCAATCATCGACTGGCCTAGCTCGTTCTTGAACAGGCCAATCACCGTGTTGTCGAACTTCGCCAGCGACCAGGGCGACACAAGGCCCCATTCCGTCGCGGTGCCTGCCACGAGCGAATAGGGAAAATCCACCGCGCCTGACAACCCCCAAAACTCCGTGGTCTTGGTGCCGAACAGGGCAAGTTGCCCGTTGCTGGTCCACACGGCCATGATCGGATCGGGGTTTACCTCCGCGCTTGCGAAGTTCAGCGGGTCCCACGTCAACCCATCATCAATAGCAGAACAGTAGAAACGCCCGGAGCCGTTGAAGCTCACCACGAAACGGCGCCCGAGATAGGTGACGGTGGTCGGGTTGACGGCGGTCGGCGCAAGCGCGGCCGTGACGTTGGTAGACCATGCGTTCGTGCTGGTGTTGTAGATGTAGCCGTAAGTGCCGTCCACAATCATCAGTTGCACGCCGTTGTCGCTCATGCTAACGCGCCCGGTGGTGGTCAGGAGCGCGCCGCGCGCCGTGGTGACGCCCGCATTGTTGACTTCGTAGAGCGTGCCGCGATGCACGAAGAACGCCAGGCTGATGCCATCCATCGCCCTGCCGCCACGAATCGGCGTGTCGCCCATGTCCACGAACAGCGACAGCCCCGGCGTGCCGTAGGCGACAAGCGCGGACTTCTCCCCGTCCGGCCTCACCTCGCAGTAGAGGTTGGTCAGTTGCTTGGCCGTGACATAGGGCGATTTGCTCGCCATGCCGAGGCCGAACAGGGGGATCGGGCTTCCCACGTCAATAGCCCCTCTGCCAAATCACGCCGCCCCGGCTCTGGTTCAGGATCGACTCGAATTGCGCCACGGCAGGCGTGCGGTTGCTGCGCATCACGTCGGCAAACGATGACACGGCAAGCGCCTTCACATCGGGGTCAACGGGCTTGCCGTACATCTGCGCCAGCGCAAGGGACAGGTTGTAGACGAACGCCATCGCGTAGCCGGGCGGAAATGCGATGGCCGTTGCCGCCGTCGCCGGCCCGCTCAGAATCTTGTTGATGGTGAACGTGATCGGAATCGCCTGCATGGGCACCGGCCACAGCGTGAGGCGCCCATACGGGTAGTCGTTCACGTACAGGTAACGCGACGGCACAATCTGCTGCTGCGTCTTCAGCGTGATGTCGTTGTACTGCTGCTGCGTCATGCAGACGATGGGGAAGTCCACGCCCTGATAGGTCGCATACGCGTCCTGCGTGATGCTGACCGGGCGATCCGTTACCCAATTGCCGGCGCTGCCCATCGTGTACGTGGCCTGCCCCGCCACGGTGTTGAACGTCTGGTTGGCGATGTTGTAGACGGCCAGATTCTTGGTCGTCCAATTCTCGATCATCCAGTTCAGGTGCAGGAGCGCCGTTGCCGTCTCGTCGGCGGTCAAGGTCTGATCCGCGCCGACTGCGTTGTTCAGGTCCAGCGCCTGGCGGATGATGTCGAGGGCGGTTGCCATCAGTCAGCCGCCGCCAATGCTTCTTGCAGACGCGCCACGCCCCAGCGGCGGTCATACTCCACGCCGCGCAGATCGCACTCCGCTTGCAGGGTTTCCTTGCTCACCTCGTCGGCGGCTTCCTGCGCCAGTTCAGCGGGCACATCGAGGCCCCATCCGATGAGTTGCGCGCGATGTTCGTCCGCGTTGGCAACATACGCAGCGGGCACTTCGTCGGCCTCGTCGCGCTTGATGAATGCTGGATAGTCCATTGATGACTCCGTGGGCCGGCACCTTGTGAGCGCCGGCCCGTTTGAGGATGTTCATCTCGATGTCGGCCTGAGTGAGTTCCAGGCCGGTCGTCGAGATGAACGACGCTGACGCGATCTTGTAGGCTTTGAGGGCCATGACCGTTTAGCTGTACAGCATCACAATCGGCGCAACCGCCGTGGTGAAGCTGGTCGGCACGGTGATCGACGGCGTGGCCGCAGTTGCCGCAGAAAGCGCGGTCAACGAAGCGGCGAAGGAGGCAGTCGCGGTCACGGTCCCGCAGCGCGGCTCGGCACCATTGGCGGACAGCACGTGCCGGATGGTGTCGGTGTTGCCGTTGGTCTGCACGCCCACGAAGTAACGCCCCGGCGACAGCGTGACCGGGTTGTTGAACGCGATCTTCTGGAACGTCGAGGCGCCCGAGGTCGTGGTGCCGGCGATGGCCGTGTACTCGATGAGATAGCCCGCCGTGTTGAAAAGCCAGTACACCAGCGTGTTGGTGCCGACCGTGGTGCCGTTCAGAACGCCTGCGCCGGTCCACGTGTTCCAGTGCGGAACGAAGATCTCGGTCAGGTTGATCTGGAACGCGGTCTGCGCCACGCCGTTGGTTTCAAAACCCGTCAGGACGGCTGCACCCATCGGGATGTTGTAGACCACGGCGGGGCCGTAGGTGCCCCCGGTGATGGTGCCGACTGCGGGCGGGACCGGATTGGCAAGCGCGCCGCTCACGGTGCTGTCGTAGGTGGCGAGGCCTTGAGCCACCAACGCCGCTTCGGTCACAGCATCGAAAACGACGTTGGCACCAGCCGGCCAGCCGGAATACGAACGGAGAAGATTGACGGACATGGTAGGCGCCTCCTTAGACGCTGTAGTGTTTGACACTTAACTCTGGGTATGTCGCGGCCCATCCGAACAGCACGTCCATGCGGGTGATGGGCTTGTCGTTCACGCCGTCATAGAACGTGATGACGCGAACGCTGAACCCGTCGCTCGACTCCTGGGCCACGTCGATCACGCCCTTGCCGGCTTCCGGCGCCCACAGGGGCACCATCGCCAGGGTGAACGCGTCCTGATGGAACGCGACGTTGCAGTTGTAGGCGGTCGAGGCGGCGCCGACGATGAGGAACGGCGAGCCGTTGGTCGGGCTGGCGGTCACGTTCTGGAACGCGCCGCTGGTCACGATGGCCGGGCTGATCGGGATCGAGGTCGCAGCAGCCGCGCAATCGGCGGTCACCACGAACTGAGCCAGCACGCCGGTCGATTGGCGGGACTGCGGGTTGACCGCGTACACGCCGGGCAGGGTGATGATCGTCCCGCGCGTGATCGTGCCACCCAGGCCGACCACGGTAACGCTGGAGCCGGTCTGGTTCGCACCGCTGATGTTGGTGCCGGCGACGTTCTGCGTGCCGTTGGTGTGGGTGTCAACGTTCTGGTCGATGCCAGCCGACAGCCCGAAAGCCGTCTGCATCATGCCGCTGCTGTACTGCTTTTCCAGCCCGTTGCCGATGAACATCGGGGAGAAGGTCTGCACCATCGCAGCATGCAGACCGGGGCCAGCGATGAAATTGCGCCGCTTGTCGCGCGGTGCGCCCATCTCGTCGAGGCGGCGGTTCAGGTTGGTCAGCACGCCCACGCCGTCCAGTTGCGTCGCGGGAAGCGCGCCGGTCGGGTTCAGGCAGTTGTAGGTGCTGTAGTGCGCCAGCGCCAGGCCCTGACGGTCGATCTCGTTCACGACCGGGGCAATCGCAGCCGCCACCTTGTCCTCAAGGCGGGTCAGCGAAAGCGTCTTTTCCAGGCTGGTGAAGTTGATGTCGCAGCCGCCCTGCGAAAGGGTCAGCGGGACAGTTGTTTCAACGGTCGATTGCGGCACGGCGACCGCGCCGGCCCGGTACGTGTAGCGAGGCGGTTTCTTGATGTTGATGGTCTGGCCGGGCGCATAGCCGCGGGCCATGTTGCCGGTGAACTCGTCTTGCCAGTCGCGGTTGACGTTCTTGGAGAACGAAAGCATGTTCGCCAAGATGGGCAGGGCCGTCTTGGCGATGATGGAACAGGTAACAAGAGTGTTGGTCACGATAACCTCGAAAAGTTGTGAAAGACATGGCGCTTTTGTCTTCCGCAGCCGTGCGGGTTATCGGGACACATCCTCCCGACTGGGTGGGCACTACCGGGGCGCTACGGCCCCGTCCTGCTAGCCTCGCAAGGGCGAGGTGATCCAGTTGCTACCCTGCGAAGCGCGCCACGCGGAGAACTCCTGCGCGGTCATCTTCGACGGGTCTTTCGTGCCGCTCGCGCCGCTCTTCACGGGCGTGATCGGCTCGGGCGCGTTGCTGGTCCGTCGTGCCGGACGGGTCAGCCGCACCTCGATCTTTCCAAGCTCTGCCGCTTGCCTGTAGGCGGGCAGATCCGCGATGCGCTCGGCATCCTCGGCATGCGTGGCGAGGTA